CGCATTGAATGAAGTTATCAGAGAAAAGAACAACGGAGTTCTTGACAAATCATATATGGTGGATTGGAATGAGTTTTCCAATACACTATTACTCACAAACGAAATGGGATTACAGAAAATCCCTACCAAAATCTACCAAATCGTAGATACAACTTCTTGGAAAAAATAAAAAAAACACTTGACATTGTCAAAAAATGTTTGTATATTAGTATATAAGTTTTTTGATAATTGATGTAGGAAAAAAAAGTTGAGAAAAAGCTTGACTTTTTCATTTTTTGTTCTTATATTATTATGTAAGTTTTTTGAAAATTGGTAGTAAATTCATCACGGAAATCTTATCGTGTCCGGTGAGGGCGATGTTAACGGCGGTAAGACAGGTGGTTAGGTAAACAAAACAAACAGAATCACTTTGGAAACATTGTGTGGTTTGTTCCGATATGCCAGTTGGATAGACATCAAATCAGATACTTGTTTTAGAAATATTACTTGGGGTTTGTTGCCGACTGGGTGTCAAGGGGTGGTGAGAAAAGACGCTTGTGGATGCTACTCTTAGGAGTGTGGCCGTTAGATGTTTACTACCGAAAATTTTAATTTTTTATTTTATTTAATTTAACGAAAGGAGTTTCAACTATGATACTAAAAGTAGTTGGACAAGTAAAAGGACATAAGGAAAAGATGACTATGACTCTTGATGTGGAAGCACTCAGGAATTCTTTAATTAAAAACAAAACATTGACATCTAAGAAAATCAAAACTATGGCTAATAAATCTACCAGACTTGCAAATACAAAGAAGTGGGCAGATTTTAAAGAGTTCTTTGAAAAGAAAGCTGAAATACAAAACAGCGTTTCTGAAGTTGTTTCTTGGTCTGAAAGAAGAACTTCTTAGAAAAATTAAAAAAATCTCAAAAAAAATACATTTTGGGATTTTTGTTTAATATATATAAATATACTAAGTAGTTTTAGTATTAGTTTTTTGACAATTTGGAATTGGAAAGTAGCAACACCGACGGGTGTTTCTATGGGATTGACTGAAAAATGGGTAGACATTTGAAGCCCATAAAGTAATCCAGACAAAGTTGTGGTGACTTGATAGTTGGAAAATATTTTAACTATCTATATCGACAGATATTGTCTAATGTATTTCCGTAAAAAACATAAGATGATTCTTATGACTCTATTGTAGGTAAGGGTAAAACTGAAATCCTACTTAATGGCTGAACAATCTACACTTGGAGAGATAAAGCATTTGTATAGAAGTTGTATTCACATCAATGAGGAATAACCACCTTGAGATGAACTATCGTAACTGATAGATACAAAGTATAGAGTATGAAAAAATCCAAGACGGAAATTGTGAGTAATCATTAATCTCGCATCCCCAACAGATTCCAAAATTTTAAAGCCCCAACGATTTTTAGTTTCCACCTTTTATACAAACTTTAAAAACAATGGGGCTTTTTTTTAAAATAAATTACATTTTTCTCAATTAGGTTTATATTTATATATGTAAAATAAAGGTTTCACTCACGTAAGTGAAAATTAACAAATGACAAATAACAAATAGGAGATACAAAATGGACTTAAATGCAATTCGCAAACGTCTCGGTCAATTACAGACCACAAACAATCGTACATCAAGTCTTTGGAAGCCACAACCCGGCAAAACCCAAATCCGTGTAGTACCTTATGAATTTAATAAAGACAATCCTTTTATTGAATTATTCTTTCACTATAATTTGAACAATCGTTCTTATTTATCACCAATCAGTTTTGGTCGTCCAGACCCAATTGAAGAGTTCGCACAAAAACTCAAAGCAAGTGGTAATAAAGAAGATTATCAATTATCTAAAAAACTTGAAGCAAAGATGAGAACCTTTGCACCAGTTGTTGTTAGAGGTGAAGAATCACAAGGTGTTAGATTTTGGGGATTCGGTAAAACGGTTTACCAAGAACTTCTTTCAATCATCGCTGACCCAGATTACGGGGACATTACAGACCCAGTAAACGGAAGAGATGTAGTTGTTGAATTTATTTCAGCAGAAGAAAGTGGTGCGAGTTTCCCTACAACAAAGATTAGAGTAAAACCTAATCAAACACCTATTTCAGATGACCCAGCAATACTTGAAAAAGTAAAGTCATCTCAAAAGGATATTCGTGACATTTACCAAGAACAATCTTATGATGACTTGACTAATGTATTGAACGAATGGTTAAACCCAGGTGATGAATCTTCATCAGAGGAATCAACACCAGCAAAAGCAACTGAAACTTCTACTATGGAAACTAAAAAAGTAAAAGATACTTCAGAAGCATTTGACGAACTATTCAATTCATAAATTAGGAGACTACTATGTCAGTAAATGATGTATTGGCTAATACATTAGCCGACTCTTTGAATAAAAAATTCAAAGACACGAACAAAGTAGCATATTTCTTAGACGGAAGCGATGTCACCCCAACCGATATTAAGGACTTTATTTCAACGGGTTCTTCAACATTGGACTTGGCTATATCAAATAGACCAGATGGTGGTATCGCAGTCGGTCGTATAACAGAAATAAACGGATTAGAATCAAGTGGTAAATCACTACTTGGTGCTCACATACTTGCAGAAACTCAAAAGAAAGACGGAGTAGCAGTTTATATAGATACTGAAACTTCAGTTAGTCAAGAGTTTATGGAAGTAATCGGTTTAGACTTAGGTAAAATGTTATACTTACATTTAGAAACCGTAGAAGAAATATTCGAAGCTATTGAAGAAATCGTAACCAAAGTTAGAGAATCAGACAAAGATAGATGTGTTACAATCTTGGTTGATTCATTAGCAGCAGCTTCTACTAAAATAGAAATGGATGCGGACTTCGATAAAGACGGATACGCTACATCAAAAGCAATCATTATATCAAAAGCAATGAGAAAAATTACTCAACTTATCGGTAGAGAAAATGTTGCATTGGTATTCACTAATCAATTAAGACAAAAACTCGGAGTAATGTTCGGAGACCCTTGGACAACAAGTGGTGGAAAAGCATTACCATTTCACGCTTCAACTCGTATTAGATTAAAAAATATGGGTCAGATAAAAGATACAGGTAAAAACGTATTGGGTATGAAGTGTAGAGCACAGATTGTCAAGAATAGATTAGGACCACCTTTGAGACACGCAGACTACGATATGTATTTTGATAGAGGTATTGATAACTATGGTGGTTGGTTAAGTGTAATGAAAGAACACAAACTTGTAAAGGTGGGAGGTTCTTGGTATACACTTGTAGACCACAACGGAGAAGAAATTAAATTCCAATCAAAAGATTGGGAAGATATCATCTCAACAAATGATGAACTAAGAGAACATATATATCAGTTGATTTGTGAAAAATCTATACTGAAGTATAAAGAGAAACGAGGCATAGATGATGTTGAGTTTACAGATGAGGTAATTGGTGACTAACCAAAGACATTTATCTATCTTAGATGAAATCAAAAAATCTGGCGGCGATTTAGATATAGGCAAACCTAATGACTCGGTTATGTTGATTGACGGCATGAATTTATTCATACGAGTATTTTCAGCCATACCGACTACCAATGAGGACGGGATTCACATTGGTGGAATAGTTGGTTTTTTAAGGTCATTAGCGTTCAATATAAATATGATTAGACCTACTCGAACTATCATAGTGTTTGATGGTAAAGGTGGGTCTAACCGCCGTAGAAAGATATTCCCAGAATATAAAATGGGACGAAAGATGTCGTATCGTTTAAATCGAGCACACACTGCTTTAACTCGTGATGAGGAAAAAAAGATGATGATACGACAACTCAATCGTGTTGTGGAATACTTAGAGTGTTTACCAATATCCATTATGAATATGGAGAATTGTGAGGCAGATGATGTGATTGGTTATTTGTCTAAACATATTTACAAAGAAAACAAAACTACAATCGTTTCAACAGACAAAGATTTTTTACAACTGGTCGACGAGACCACAAGGGTGTATTCACCTACTAAGAAAAAAATGTATGATGAAGCCAAAGTATTTGACGAGTACGGAATACACCCAAAGAATTTTTTATTATTTAGAATGTTTGACGGAGATAAGTCAGACGGAATACCAGGAGTAAATGGTATTGGAATGAAAACTTTAATCAAGTTATTTCCATTTATGGCAACAGAAAACCAACACACATTAGATGATATTTACAGAAGTGCAGAAACACAGAAAGTTCCATTGTGTGAAAAGATATTACAATCAAAAGATTTATTAGATATGAACAAAACTCTTATGGACTTGGAAGACGGAATCATATCAGGACAACAAAAATTAAAAGTAAAAGAAATAGTAGAACGACCAATACAAAGATTAATCAAACATAGATTTCAAACTATGTTCTTAGAGGATAAAATGTATCAAGCATTACCTAATCTAAATAGTTGGTTGGCAACTACATTTAATCGTATGAATTATATAGCAGAGGAAACACATAAATGAACAGACAATTGATACACGGGGATAGTGTTAAAGAATTAAAAAAGTTTGATGATAATTCAGTAGATTTATTATGCACAGACCCGCCCTACGGTTATGGATTTATGGGTAGAGATTGGGATAAGGTTTTACCAGACATCAATATATTTAAAGAGTGTTTCAGAGTATTGAAACCAGGTTCAATGGCATTTGTGATGTCGGCACCAAGAAGTGATGTTCAATACAGAATGGCAGAAATGTTAGAAAAGGTTGGATTTAAAATTGACTACACACCAATCTATTGGACATACGCAACAGGTTTTCCAAAAGCAATGAACATCAGTAAGATGATTGATAAACAAAAAGGTGCTAAACGAGAGGTTACTGGTAAAGGTAAAGCAGGTGCAGCATTCCATAAAGGTAAAGGTGTAATTACAGGAGGTTTTGGAAATATATCTGACGGAACTGGAACAGCTACAACAGAATGGGATGAGAAAAATAATCCAGCAACAGACGAAGCAAAAAAACTTGACGGAAGTTATGCAGGATTCCAACCAAAACCAGCAGTTGAAGTAGTGATTGTAGCAATGAAACCATTAGATAAAAAAAGTTATTTAGAACAAGCACTTGATAATGGAAAAGGTATCACTTGGTTTGATGATTGTAGAATACCATTTGAAGAATCAGATACGCCAAAGGGTGGTTATGGTGCTATGGATATTGGTATTGGAAAACCAGGTGAAACACAAGATTACAGAAAAACCACTAAAAGAAAACCAAGAACAGAAGGTTCAGTATTTAAAACAAGTGGATTTAAGTCAGAAAATAATGATACCGCAGAAGCCAGTCCAATGGGTAGATTTCCAGCAAATCTATTGGTTAGTGATAATGTATTAGATGACGGAAAGATTACTAAATCAACAGGTGGTAGAAGTGGTAATAAAAAAGGTATAGGAACTTATGGAATATATGGAAAGTTCGAAAGTGATGTTAGAAATGAAGACCCTGGTTTCGGAGATAGTGGTGGTTATTCAAGATACTTTAGTTTAGATAGTTGGTTTCAAAAAAACATCAAACAATTACCAGAACCAGTTCAGAAAACATTTCCATTTATGATTGTTCCAAAAGCAAGTAAATCAGAAAAGAACGACGGATTAGATAATTTTGAAGTCAAACAAGCAAAAGGTGGTGGTGGAACATCAAACGATACTTGGTATGAAGATGATGTAAATGCAGCATCAGGAAAGTTCGGTAGTGAAAAAGCACCAAGTCGTAATATACACCCGACCGTGAAACCATTAACATTAATGAATTATTTAGTAGTGTTGGGTAGTCGTAAAGGAGATGTAGTGTTGGAGCCTTTCGCAGGAAGTGGAACAACTGCACTGGCTTGTGTATCACAAGAAAGAGATTACATCGCAATAGAACGAGAAGAAGAATATTACGAGATAGCAAAAGCTCGTTTAGATAAATTAGAACAACCATTAAAAATGTGGGAAAAATTTAGTGGGTAGAAAACGAAAATATCATACAGAAAAAGAAAGACGAGACGCTCAAAGAAAGTGGCAAATGGACCACTATCAACGCAACAAAGAAGAAATAAAACAGAAAGCTCGTGAAAAATATAGACAAAAGAAAAGAAATGAATTATATGAAAAAAAAGCATCATCTTTGTACAATGAACTTGATATTTAATTAAAAGGTTATGAGTAAAAACGAATCACTAATACAATACGGAACATCTTTCCAATCAAAAATCATCGCATCATTGTTGTTAAACAATAAGTTTATCAAAACCGTATACGATATATTGGAAACAAGTTATTTTGATGCCGATAGTAATAAATTTCTAATCAAACAAATCAAAGAATATTTCGACCACTACAAAATCCCACCAACAATGGAAGCTCTAAAAGTTATCATTGATGACTTGGATAACGATACATTAAAAACATCAGTAGTGGATAGTTTAAGAAACGCTTGGAACCACAGAGAATCACCAGACTTACAATTCGTTCAAGAAAAAACCATAGAATTTTGTCGTAATCAAGTTATTAAAGCAGCAATTATGGAATCAGTAGAATTACTGGATACTCAACAATATGATAAAATTAAGGGTGT